AGTCAGGGTTAACGAATAGCATTGCAGCAAGGATTGACCACAATACTGTTGCGAAAGCGATTTTAACGTTCATAGCGTTATATTGTTGGATGTGAGTGTGATTGTTAGGATTGGGTATGTGGGCTAAAGGGGTGGAGGAGGGTTACCCCTCCATCCCTATTACTTCTTAGTGCGCGACGATGCTGGCTTTTCCGCAGGAAATGCAGTATCGATAGCATCGAACAGATGCGCCGCGCCTCGTACAGAGCGTGGATACTCTTTTGGAGGAACGGTGAAACCTGACGGAAACAGAGTAACGCGATGTACTATTACTTCGTTACCGCCACGCACGATTAACTCCAGGGTTTCCCACCGCTCGTCGGTGTTGACGTAGTCAAGAATTTTCTTCATCAGAATTAGATTAGATGTTAATACTGGGGGTTACTAATGGCGCCGAAGGCTAGTGGGGTCTCTGAGTGTGTAGGAACTCACTCTCAAAAATTCCCCAACATTAAAAATTTTTTTAAAATTTTATTTACATTTGCGAACTAAATCAAAATTAACATGGAGGAAGAAGAAATCAGTTTCTTAGACCCTAGCTTACTAGAAGAGTCTAACAGTAAAGTCAAAACAATTGCAAGAGATGATACTTGTAGTTTAGATGAAGGATGTGAAAGTTGTAGTGGGTAGTGTAAAAGCTAAAAACTAAAAACTAAAAATTAAAAATTAAAATGAAAGCTAAAGTAAAAGAACAAGATCTAAGGGTTAAGGTTAAGACTAACAATAAGGGGATTCACTCTACGTCAAAGTCTAGTCAAAATAAAAACTCAAAGAATTACAAAAAAGTTTATCAAGGGCAAGGGAGATAATAAACTCTTGTCTTATATTTGTATCGATAACCAGTATACTATTTAGTAGCTGATCACCCCAGAGGGCCAAACGGTAGGTATGGGGTCAGAAGTTGGGTTTGGAGACTAGTAACATAGCTAGTTAAAGTTGTCCCCAATAGTTATCAAAAAGTGCGTTGGTATAAAACTCGGGTGGGGAAATAAAAGGCTTAGGGTTAAAAGTCCCCCACGTTAGGCTAAATACGGCGAGTCGAAATCCAACGTCAAACAAGGGGAATTGAACAAAATTCAATTTTTCAAAAAAAATCAGGGGTGTTAGTGTATCCTTTCGGGAACGACAACAAGCTACTTAACTGCTTCAAATTCAACAATTAAAATGTCTAGACTAGGGTTATCGATAACTAATATATTTAACGTCATAGCTGCTGAGCAACCTGAAGAACCTATAGTTATAGCTACAGGACAATCAGGGGAATCTGGGTTCATATATAGAACCGAATATGAAAGTGGGGAGTATGTTCAGCATGAAGCCCCCTTTGACGATAATGGAACTGTAACAAGATATGTGCTAATATCTGGGGGAGCCCCTGAGGTAGGATTAAGTTACTACAACTTCGAAAGCAATCACCCAAACAAAGTATCAATCAATCAGATTGAAGCTTGGGTGGCTGGGGGTAGTTTAACTATTGGTAACTTGGTTTATAGCAATTGGGAAATATTGACTCTCCCCGCAGAATTATCTGAAGGAGAAAAGTATCAAGCCTTAATAAATTACGGAACATACTGTATTACAATTAATGCTATTAATTATAATCGATTAATTAAAATTGGGGAACAATATCATTTTGTACTTTTCACTAGTCTGGGAGTAGCCTCTTCAATTTCCTATGAACTTTTCCCATTAACTTTTGACAGTAACGGGTACTTAGCTGCAGACAATAATGCGTTTCAAAACTTTCTCCCGGCAATAAGTAGAAGTTTCTCAACAGTAACTGCTGAAATTACTCCTATTCCTGTCCCATTATCCTTTATGCATTTAGTGAACTCTAGAAGCGAGTTCTTACCCCCAATTACTACTACATCATTAATAGATTACTTAAACGTAATATCATCTCAGGGGGTAATGTCTGACGTTTTTATTATACAAAATACAAATCGTTACCCGATATCAAATACATACCTAAGAAAAAACATTGACCCTGCAAGTTTATTCCCAAACTCAACATATCCCCCAGACAATACAGTTGTATACCCAATACCATTGGGGATGCCAGCATCATTGACTACCTCCAATATGCAAATAAACATTTTGGTTTCAAGCTTTACTACCCAACAACCACCTGCTCCTTGGTATAATGCTGTACCAAATACTAACCCAAAAAACGTAAAAATAATTTGCACGATATATTGTTGGGGAAATAGATTTGGGACTCTCCCAGCGGGTTCAACAACAGTATCTGCAGTAGGGACAAGAGCAAGCCAAGTAATACTAGGTAAATATTACGAGGCTTGGAAATTTTCTATTAATTTATCTAATCTAGCAATTTACCCAAAAATAGTAAATGGGGCATTGACATACACAACAGTAGATGATCAAGCATATGATGGAACAGAGGGAACATTTAAATCTGCAGTATTCAGTATATTCAGTGTTAAATACGCAGCAGATGGATATTACACATCTGAAGAAGTGGGACCAATCACTAGTTCTGTAATGATAACAGTCCCAACATTTACTGGAAGTGAGGCATTTGGGGTAGGAGTTGATATGACTGAATATTTATATTTAGGGGCAGGAACTTTAACAGGGTCTAATATTGTTATTAACAAAAACAGAAAGGTAGTAGACGAAATCCCCCCTGCTCTTGAAACTTTAGAAGCTACTGATGAAGCATTTGGATTAAGACCCTTAACATACTAACACAAATGAGCGTATTATCAAACCACATACTATCTCTTTACGGGGTATACTCAACATTCTTACTTAACAAAGGGTATCAAGGGGCATTGCTTCAAGTTCGAAGAACTGAAGACAATGTGTTAGCTGAAGTATACCCTGATAGTACAGGGAAGATATCTTTAAATTCATATGTTAGAGTCACCAAACTAGAATCTCAAGCTCGTAATCTTGGGAACTTTGCTTGTGCCCCTGGATTCCAAAGAGATATATCAATCGGAATTAACGTATCAGTTGAACTACGAGTTAGTAAGGTGTATAATCAATCATTGATTCAAAACAATGATTTACAGATGACTACCGCAGGTAGTCAACCGATTATCTTTATCTCTAATACCCTAAAGTCTAACACATTAGGCCCAAGTATTTACTTTGATAATCACTCATTAACTATCTCTAAACTCCCTACAAACTTTACATATCATACCTGCATTAAGCCTTTAACTTCTAAGAATTACACTAGTACTTACTTTACAAACTCTACAAACACAATCAAAGCGTTTTCAGAGTACAGTACTACAACAAATATCTTTAAAGCTAGAGTTGCTGGGTTATTGAATCGTGGGGTTGGGATTGATAATTTTTATTCATTCAACAAACAACAGACTGATGATAAAGCTTATGGGGATGTTCAAATCAATCAGTTAACAGCTCAAATCCCTGAGAGATTCTTAACATTTGAATGTGAGTCAGACCCTGCACTGTACAATACAAACCCTTACACTATCTCCCCTTACGGAGATGTGAACTTCATTGTTATCTATGATGATCAGTTAACCCCGATCAAGAGGTCAAACAGAATCAGGAGACAAGAAACTTCTCAGCTTTTAGCCCAATACAATGAGGGCATCTTCACTAAACTAAACAGAATCAATCCTCAAAGTGTATTAAACAAGTACCCAACCCCAAAATATGCTTTTGCATGTAAGAGCTTAACTGGGAAGGTTGGGGGCACAAGACAACCATTAGTAGAAGTAATACGAGGGGCAAACACAACAAACAGAGTTATCGTACATGCTGATAACAAAGGGGAGATTAGTTTAGACTCAGTAGTAACTTTATCTAACGGGGTTTCGTTAGCAACAACTCTTGGGGAATTTGCAGGGGCCCCTGGATATGCAAACCCTGACAGTATTTCTGAATCTAACGTATTTACTTACAGATTAATCAATCAAGTAGATAAACTAGAAGCAAACGATTACTCCCCAACAGTAGTTTCAGGGCATCAGAATTACCCCGTACTTTACAATACAGCAACTAAACTTCAAAAGATTAACAACTACGCAGCATTATTTAACTCCACAACAGTTGCTGCAGTTTCGTATCAGTTTGCTGTTAACAATGGGGGTGGGCAATCAGTTATTGGGGTATATCTCAATAGAGATAATATTGGGACATTAATGGGGGACTCTCAGTTTGGGGGAACAAAATCTCTTGCATTAACATACGGAACTACAGGGCCATATTATTTCAGTAATCTAACATCTCCTTATACTGTCCCTAATATCACAACAAACCCTCACCCAACTCCAGCCCCTAATGTCCCAACAATAACTTCATTCTTTAGGTCTGACACTTCATCATATCGTGTTAAAACCAATGGGAAACTTCATAAGGTATCAACTGGATTAGCTTTAGCAGATTTAATCGAACAAAACTTTATCGGCCCAATTCAAGGGGCAGTAGCTGCTGTAATTGGGTATGATTGTGACATCACATCGTTTGAAGAAGATATAACTAAAGAGTTAAAAACATTATTCATCACAACCCCTGCCCCAGCTAAAGGGTTGTTAGATACTTACCCTAATGCTGCAGCAGCATACTCTGTTAGGAGATTAAAGTCTGATGCCCCAGCAGCAATGCGGGTTAGGAGAGCAAGTGATAATACAGAATTAAACATTGAGTTCAATAATGACGGGTCATTAAACACAACTCAATTAACAACATTCTGTACTGGGACTAACTGCTTTGTAAAAGTTTGGTTTGATCAATCTGGGAATGTCAGACATGCTGAACAGACTACTACAGCCAACCAACCGAAGATATACGACAGCAGCACGGGTCTCGTAACTCAAGGCGGTTTTGGCGCGCCGACTTTTGACGGCACCAATGACCTTTTCACTTTCAACGCATCTTCCCTCAATGCCAATTTAATATCGGCATTCGTGGTTACAAGAACAGCCGCTACAACTGGTTATGGAACGGCGCTTGCAATTGCCGGCAATGTTGCAACGGACAGGTTTCATTTGGGCTACAAAAACAACGACAATAATTTTTACTTTTTGTATGATGAAAATTTAACCAGCGCGCAAGCCGCAAACACCAACGTCAATTTGTTTTCAATGCTGGCAAGCAGCGGCATAGGTGGCGCGGTTGGCTACATCAACGGCGTTTCAAAATATACATACAACACCCTTGTATCGCAGGCAATGAGCGCATCAGCGACTATTGGAGCGTTTGGGTTAGCAACAGGAACTCTGAACGGAAGTGTTCAGGAAGTTATCATCTACGCATCCGACCAATCCTCCAATAGAACCGGAATTGAACAAAACATCAACGCGAACTACGGTATTTACTGGGATGGAACGCAGACAGGTTTACTTGACACCTATCCATCTGCGGCAGCAGCTTATTCAGTCAGGGCGTTAAATAGCGCATACACAGGACCTATTTTAAGAGTTAGACGAGCATCAGATAATACAGAACAAGACATCTATGCACTGTATAATGGAGAGCTTAACGTACAAGCTTTAACTGCATTTTGTGCAGGGACAAACGGATTCGTGCGGACGTGGTACGACCAAAGCGGCAACGCCCGCAACGCTACGCAGACCACAACGGCAAATCAGCCGAAAATCTACGACAGCAGCACGGGGGTTATAATTTTGAATGGCAAACCCGCGTTGGATTACGACAGCACCGATGTCAATGCAGTGCCCAGCAGCACCGCGACGTTCAAATTCCTGCACGACGGCACGAATTCCGCAGTGATTTGGGCGGGTCAGATAGGCAAAGTTGCAAATCCGGCCGCGCTGTATGTCTTCCTTTCAAATTTTAACGGCTCAAGCGCAAATGTGGGATTTGAAATATTTTACGACGACCGCGCAGCTTCAAGCCAAAGCGATGCATTGCGAGTTCAAATAGCTGCGGGCGGCTCATTCGCTGTTCAAATGGCGGAGCAAAATGCAATTACACCCAACGCGCAGGCGATGATATTTGCCAACTTTGACGCTGACAATGCGACCGCTGCCAACCGCTTGAAAATGGCGGTCAATGGCGGCTCGCTGTTTGGTTCAAATACCTTGACAAATGCGCCGTCTGGGAACAATTCATTGACTGATTTGCGCATTGGCGCCGGCGGCGCTGGATTCGTTGGATACAAGCAGGAAGTTGTCATTTATCCATCCGACCAAAGCGCAAACCGCGCGGGCATCGAGACGAACATCAACGACTACTATTCTATCTACTAAACAATACAAATAATTCGTATATTAGCACAAAATCAAATATCAAATGAATTACATTATCGTATCAGAAATTACTGGGATGACAGCTTTAGAGCGAGCTCAGAAATGGTCAAGAGAATTGTACAATATCACTATCCCTGACGCTTTACAAGAAGATTATCAGAAAGATGGGCATGTTATTGGGACAATTACTCATCCTGACGGGAGAGTAGCGTTAAACTACGTAGCAGATCATGAGATTTGGGTTCACCCACAAGTTAATTTAGTTGAATTCTTCAACTTATTCCCAGATATTACTGAAGCTGAGATGGAAGCTATTGATTATACAATCAAAAACGTTGATAAAATTGAACTTGGGCAGATTGTCCCATCTACTGAGACATTGATGACTCAAGAAATGATGCAAGAGGATGGTTGGTTCCCAGAAGCTTCACAAAATCTAATTGAAGAATGAAAAAACTAAAAGACACAAAGATTGGGAAGTGGTTAAAAGAGAAATCCCCTGGAATCTTAGATACAGTGGGGGATATGCTCCCAGATCAAGGGGCTTTAGGGATTGTAAAACGACTGATTGACTCAGATCCATCGTTTACAGCTCAAGATAAACTTGAATTTGCAAAGCTTGAAGCTGAAACTATGATGAATGCTCAAGACAACGTCACAAAACGTTGGGAGGCAGACATGAATAGTGACGTTAAACTAGCTAAATTCATTCGTCCAGCCATCCTTATTGCATTAACACTGTTCTTTATGGTGGTAATGGTATGGGATGGGCTGGATGAGACGTTTGAACCTAGAGAATCATACATCACATTACTTGAAATTGTCCTACTAACTGTGTTTGGGGCATACTTTGCAGGTAGGACGATTGAAAAAACGTCCACTATTCGTAAGAGATAATGAAAAAGTTATTATATTTACTAAGTTTTATACTAATATCTTCAGTATTCGGAAGATCCTACTCGCAGTTTCAATCTCCAGAAGATACTTTGGGATGGTGCAGTAGTGACTCTTCCGAATACGTCTTTTTATCCCAAAGTATTCATAGTAGAACAACTACACAGAAGGTTGTCAGGGTAGTATTCAACATTATTTGGGCTGATACAGTAGCTAGTCTCCCAACTGCATACAGAACTACTACTTACATTGACCCTGAATACGTATTAGTAGCTTATAACGACTTAGTAAATGCATTTGAAGGTTCTGGGTTCATGTTTGAACTTAGTAATATTCAATACTTTAACTTAGCTGACTATCCTACTTACATATCCAAAAACCCCTACACTCAATTACCTTATGGACAGTCATTACGAGAAGGAACTATGTGCCTTAATCGTATGAATCACCCATTATTGCAGAGATTAGCTAACTGGAATCAAACAAGTACACAATATAATCCAAGAGATTACATGAACGTGTACGTATACCCTAGTGAATGTAACCCAGGGATCATAGGATGGTCATATATTCCTCCTTATATAGGAGATCCAAGCTTTTATTACCCTTGGACCCCAGAATCAATCATTCAATGGGGAGATGGAGTATGGGTTAAATCAAATGTATTTGGGGACGAGGATAGACCAGGGATGATCTCAACAGCTTACAATAATGGGACATTAGTCCACGAAGTAGGGCACTATTTAGGGTTATATCACGTATTTCAGGGAACATCTCAATGTGGGCAGAACGGAAGTCCATACTATTTATGCGAAACAACAGGGGATTTAGTATGTGATACTGCCCCTACTAAGCAAGTATTTAATTGCACTCCATTATGTCCAGACGGGATTTGGCCTAATGACTCTCCTTGGAATGATTATCAGTCAATTAACTACATGGGTTACTATCCTGATGTATGTAAACTTGAATTTACCCCAGGACAGATAGAGAGAATGCATGCATATGTCGAAGAGTATCGTCCACATATATTCGAATACGTGTGTGAAGAAACATTAGCTGCAGACTTTAATGGGGATCAAATCGTAGGAACAGCAGATTTTATGATGCTTCTTAGTTGTTTTGGGCCATATGAAGGCTGTGAACTATATGATATGAATAATGATGGGTTTATGACAGTAACAGATGTAATGATATTTTTAAGTTACTATGGAATGTCATGTAACCCTGATGCTATCGAACTTAAACCAACACAAAAAATAGAAACATGGAACTTGAAGTATTAAGATTCAGCTCACAAAAAGACTCAACAAATGGATTACTATTCAATATCTCAGATAACAAAAGACAGTTTATCTGCTATACGCTCGAAGATGAGCATCGTGACAAGAAAGTTAAGCACGACACTCGTATTCCTAGTGGAACTTATGCAATTAAGCTTCGTACTTGGGGCGGGTTTAATTCTAAGTATTCTCGGAGGTTTGCAGATTTTCATATCGGTATGCTGGAACTTGTTGATGTTCCTGGATTTACTGATATTCTCATTCATGGTGGTAATACAGATGAGGATACGTCCGGTTGCTTACTTGTCGGAAATTCTCAGGAAAGTAATATCTATCTTCCTAACGGATTTATCGGGAAGTCAATCGAAGCTTATATCGAACTTTACAAAGAAGTTGCAGCAGCGCTGTCTAGAAAAGAAAAAGTAACAATCAAATTCACAGATTATGACAAACCAAATCAAATTTAATCCTACCCGTGACTGGGTAGTAGTCCCGTTTCAAGACAAAAACAAAACTGATTCAGGGATTCTCTTAGCAGGAGGGGCAGAAAACTCTCTCAGAAAGAACATCGTTAAAATCGTTGCAGTAGGACCTGACTGTAAAGAAGTTAAAGTTGGGGATACAGTGATGGTTCATCCTGAATCTCAAGGCTTGATCATTGATTTAGAAGAAGGTAAGTTCGTTATGGTTAATGAATTTAGTATCTGCGGAGTACTACAATGAATGGGACAGTAACAATAACTCTTAAAGACTTTGATGATCTGCGTAAATCATCAGAAGAAGCTAATCAGTTAAAGTCAAAACTAACTGAAGCAGCTAAAGAGTTGGAGGTATTTCTATCATACTTATGTACTAGAGAAACTATTACCCCATTTTTAGATGAATTCAATTCACAAAACGAAACCAAAATCTTACTAATCGATGGAAAAGCAAAAATCAAATTCAAAACTAAAGGTCAAAACTGACAATGTGTTGCAATATTTGCAAGTGTTCAATGGGATATTCAACTTAACAGATAAAGAGCTTGAAATCTTAGCCCTATTTGTAGAGTTTGGGGGTAAAGATGATCTTTGTAATATTGACAGTAAAAAGTCAGTAGCTAAAACAATGAACATTGAAGACCCTAACACACTTAATAGTTATGTCAAAAGACTAAAAGACAAGAAAGCTATTGTTCAAAGTAATAACAAGTACAAGCTTTCTGATGTACTAACTATTGTCCCAGTTAAATCAATTGAAATCGTAAAAAACTTCTAATGGAATTCCCTTCATTACTCAGAATGGTTAAGAACTTCACTGAAGAACTAACTGATTACATTGCTGCAGGAGCCCCAGCGGTAACTCCTGAACAATATCAAAAAAGACTTGAAGCTTGTAACAATTGCCCATTGCTCAAAAAGCAAAGATGTACATTGTGTGGATGTGTAGTTGAGTACAAAGCAAAATGGGGAACAGCCAACTGCCCTGATACCCCAAGTAGATGGGAAGAAGTATCTCCTGATGAGTGAAAGAGATATAATAAAAACTCTAGCTGCAAAATATAATCTTACAAATGAACAAGTAGAAGAGGCTGTATTCTCACAGTTCAAGTTTGTAGGAAGCTTAATCCGAAAAGGGGAGTTTGAAGCTGTCAGGCTTCCTTATTTAGGGAAATTCCACGTTCGAAAAGAACGATTGGAGCATTTAAACGCATACAAGTCTCATGAAAAATCTGATTAACATTGAAGGGGTTAAGATTACCCCATCTCCATATGCATTAGCTATTCCTGAGTTTAAGGATTTATCAATCAGTGAGCTATCAGCTGTATTCTTCTTTGTAGATCATCGCTCCCCATATGCTGTGTACGATGAAGTAATTAGATGGGAGAATATCTCAGCTAGTCTGAATGTTAAACTATCCCCAAAGATTAGTAAAGCTATTGAGAAGTACAAAGAACTGAGTGAAACATCAGCTGTAAAGCTCCTCAAAGCTGCTAGAGCAAGTATTATTAAACTTGAGAATTATTTCAAGACAGTTGACTTGACATTAACTGATGATAATAACAAACCTATCTATCATGCTAAAGACTTAATAGCTAACCTTGGGAGTATCGGGAAGATTGTAAACGGATTAGAAGAGCTCGAAGAATTAGTCCAAAAGCAACAGCAAAAGGATAACCCAAACAGAGGAGGGGTAGTGACTAATAAGTATTCTCAATGAAGTTTAAATCAACTAAACTATTTTCCCCAGCAGCTACACACTTTAATGAACATGGGGTATATACTGATGCAATCCCTGGGACAAAAGATTACTACGACTTCTGGGATAGTGAAAGGGATAGATGCTTAAATGGGTATGAAGTTGATGGGGTTAAAATAACTGGGTATCATTATTTTTATTTAAACTACTGCCCAATCGATAGAGTAGTTGATATCGTTCAACAAGATGGGAGTAGTTTAGCAGCTAGAGAACGTACATTCCCTGCATTCTATGATGGGGATTACAAGTACTTTCACATCATTGACAGGTGTAGGAAAGAGAACAAACACTTAGCTCTTCTAAAAGCTAGACGTAAAGGTTATTCTTACAAAGCTGGGTCTATGCTAGCTAGAAATTACTATCATCTTAGGAACTCTAAGAACTACGTATTTGCTGAACAGAAAGAATACTTGATTGGGGATGGATTGCTCTCTAAAGTCTGGGACTTCTTAAGCTTTATCGACGATAATACAGCTTGGACTCAACCTAGATTAATTAACAAAGAGATGCACAAACAGTCTGGGTACAAGAAGAATGTCAATGGGGCTGATGTAACATTAGGGATGAAATCTCAAATTATGGGGGTAAGTCTTAAAGATAACCCTGATAAAGTGAGAGGTAAAGCTGGGGAATTGATATTCTTTGAAGAGGCTGGATCATTCTCAGGATTGTTAAAGTCTTGGGAAGTAGCTATGCCAACAATGAAACAAGGGTCTAAAACTCTTGGGACAATGATAGCATTTGGGACTGGGGGTGAGGAAGGAGTAGGGTTCGAGTCTCTTGAAGAGTTATTCTATCACCCAGAAGCTTACAACTGTTTAGCATTCGAGAATGAATGGGATGCAGGAGCTATGGGAACATTGTGTGGGCACTTTGTCCCAATCTATGAAAACTTAGATGGGTTTATTGATGAGAATGGGAACTCATTAATTGAAGAGGCTAAAGAGTTTGAAGAGTCTCAAAGAGAACTTAAGAAGAAAGCCAACGATCCAAAGTCATTAGATCAGTATGTAGCTGAACACCCATTTACCCCTCAAGAAGCAACTCTTCAGACTACAATCAATGTCTTTGATGTAACATCATTAAAAGAACAATACAATAGGGTTAGAGCTCATAATTTAGAAAAGGAAGGAACTGCTGGGGAATTATACTACAAAGGAACTGAGATTACTTTTCGCCCATCCCCAAGCATTAAACCAATCAATAAATTCCCTCACAGGAAAGAAGATGATTTAACTGGGGGAGTTGTAGTATACGAATCCCCATACAAAACAAAAGCTGGGGTAGTTCCTAGAAATCTTTATATTATCTGTCATGACCCTTATGGGCAATCAGGGGAAGGACAATCATTAGGGGCAGCATACGTTATCAAACGTCCTAATAATCTGTCAAAACCTGATGACATTATCGTAGCATCTTACATTGGGAGACCAAAAACTCAAGATGAGTACAACAGAAACCTGTTTATGTTGAGTGAGTACTACAATGCTAAGATTGGGTTTGAGAATGATAGAGGAGAAGTAATCGCTTATGCTAAACGGTTTAGACAGTTGCATAGACTTGAAGAGGAATTCGAAATGCTTGACAAACGTGAGTTACAGTCTCGTAACGTCAGACGTCAGTATGGGATGCACATGACTGAACAGCGTAAACGTCAAGGGGAACTTTATATTCGAGATTGGTTGATTAGTCCTAGAGGACAAGATGAAGATGGGAATGTTAGTCTTAATCTTCATCATATTTATGATACAGCTTTATTGCAAGAGCTAATTAAGTTTAATCATAAAGGTAACTTTGACCGTGCAATGGCTCTTATGATTGGGATGTATCATACTCGTGAACTCTATAACAGAGAAGTAACTGAAGTGATTAATGATAGATCAGTAGATGATTGGTTCGATAAAAACTATCGTTAAAGTTAATTTTTAAATTAGTATATTTGCATTATTTTATCAACAATGTACGAGTATCATAAACTACCTCAACAGAAACTCCCACTTAGTCAGAAGACTCAAAAATGGAGAGAGGATTGCGTAGATGCATTCCTTGACATGTCTAAGTTCGGATTATCTGAGCGTAGAAACTCATTAAAGGTACTCTATGATTATTACAACGGGGAGATAGACGAACAAGAATACAATCACGTATTACGTCCATACGGAAAGACAAGGGAGAACTTCCCATCTAAGATGAGGAACTACCCAATCATCAAACCAATTATTGATTTACTGCTTGGGGAGAAATCCAAACGTCCACTAAACTACTCAGTAGTAGTTAAAAATGCTGATACAATTAGCTTAAAGGAAGAAGCAAAGAAGCAAAAGCTAATGAGTGTTATTGAAGCTATGTTCTTAGCTGAACTAGAAAAGATTCAAGACCCAGAAGCTAAACAAAAACAAGCTGAAGCCCCAATCCCTAAACAGGTTATGGAGCAGTTTGAAAGAACTTACGTAGATGATAGAGCAATCAAAGGTCAAGCAGCTTTGAATTATATCATGTACGATCAAGAGATGTATGATAAGCTTCAGAAGTCTTTCTTTCACTATCTCGTGTCAGGGGAGTGTTATTCACTTAAAGGGGTAAGAAGACATGAACCGTACTATGAAGTAATCAACCCATTAGATGTTGACTACGATAAAGACCCAGATATTGATTTTGTAGAAGATGGAGACTGGGCAATAGTTAGAAAGTTTACTCATGCTTCTACGATTATTGACAACTTTGGGGAGTTCTTATCTGATGAACAAGTATTAGGACTTGAAAACCCTACTCACAATTCTGTTGATACGTATTTGCTCTACAGAGCAGAAGCATCTGGGGCAGATTATAACGTCTATCGTAATAGATTAAT